GTGACGGGCGGGGTAACGACCGGGGGGGTGATCGCACCGCTCGGCTGCTTTCCGCGGATGGCGTCACGGAGCTCGACCATCGCCTGCATGGACAGGGGGCGAGCATTGTTGCCCGAGGCGCGGAGCTCAACGTCCTCCCACTGCGACGACTTCTTCGGGTCGAACGTCTCCAGGAACGGCGACACCCAGGCGAGCACGTCCAGGTTCTTCACGCACCAGGCCCGCATGGCCCGCAGGTAGGCGGCCCCCTGCTTGTCCGACACCGACTTGAGGCCGGTCTCGGATATCGCCATCAGCTTGCCCTTGGACCGGGCAAAGTTGGCGAGCCAGTCTAGGCCGTAGCCCTCGGTGCGGAACCGCTCAAAGACGGCCGCGCCGTCCTCCTGCCCGACATATTGGGCCTCGATGTACCCATCCCAGGAGATAACGTCGACATACTCGTCGCCCGGCCAGCCCCACATCGGCGGCTTCTCGCCGCGGTTGTAGTTCCAGTCGATGATCGCTTTGGGGCGATACCGGCGGAAAGCGTCGACCTGATGCCGGAAGCCGGCGGCGACTTTCTTGCCGTCGGCCTCAGTATAGGCAGACCAAAGCATCCATCGCCCGTTCCACTCCACCCAGCTGCGGAACACCGGCTCATATGCGATATCGCCCAGCGCCGCGTCGATCGCCTTGGCGGAATCGTCATAGTAGCCGTTGTACTTGCCAGCTGCCGCATCGGTGATGTTCCCGCCACGAGGGAAGGCCGGCTGCGTGATCTGCAGCTTCACGCCGACCTTCTTGGCGTCGTCGATGGTGTACTTTTCGCTCTCATCCACGTTGCCGCGCATGGAGCTGATGAAGTTTGGCCAGTCCCGGATGTCGCCATGGAGCTGAAGGAAGTCGGGCTTGCCCAGCCAAGCCACGATGGCGTTGACGCGGCTCAGGCCGTAGCCCGGGTAGAAGCCAAACTCAGCCATCTTGTTCTCCCGTGAAGGACGCAGAAAAGGCGCCCTCCTTCCGGAGTGACGCCTTGGCAGGACAAAGGTGACGACTTCTAAATTGCTTCGAGCACCTTGCCGTGCTTCCGCTGATTTTCCAGCGCCCACAACGGGCGAAGGTTGGTGTAGTGGCAGGCAGCTTTTGCCTGCGCTGGATCCGTCAGATCGAATGCAATCAGGGGGCGGATGTGATCCAGGTGCCAGCGGCCATAGTTCTCCCACGACATCCCATCCTGGAAGAGGCTGGCTATGTAGCTACGGAACTCTGGGATAGTCATGCCTAGGTCACGAACCGCAGAGACGCCCCGAGTTTTCCCCATCATTGCTTTGCAGAGCCGATGCCGAAGATTTTTGGAGATGCGCCGCTGAAGGTTTGTTGCCAGCTGCAAGGCGTCATAGGCGCGAGATGTTGCTAGGTGACGTTCTCGGTTGTTCGCACGCCACACCTTCTTACGAACGACCTGTAAGGCGGCATATTCCGGATCAGCCCGGCGCATTTTGTTGCGCTCGGCCTCTTTCTCAGGGTCTTTGTTCTTCTGATAATTTCGAAGGTAGGCCAAGTATTTTTCTCGGCGCTCCGGATTTGAAGCTAGCCTTTCTTTCCGTTTTTCATAAAGGCGAGCGCTGTTAGCTTTCTGGTAAGCCGATCGTGCTTTCCGGATCTCTTCTGCTTTCTCAGGTGTACGATTGGCAGCGGAGGCGACCGCTTTCAGTCGCTCGCATTCGCAACAGTTGGCGCTTGACGTAAATCTCTTGCCTTCCCAATCAGGGTGGAGGCGACAAACTTTCCCGAAGTAAGTTGTCACCCCCGCAGATTTTGCTTGGCTGTAGCTCAGCCGAGTTGTCCCCGGCGGAATAAATCTTAGCTTCTCGAACCGCGCCGCGTGCACCTCCTTGCGGATGCAGCCGCAAGATGTGGTGGCTCCAGATTTCAGATGGCGAAGCTGGATAGTTTTTTCTGTCCCGCACTCACAGCGGCAGCAAACAGTAAGTTTCCCCTTAGCCCGAACCGGAGCCTTGATAATCAGCAGCCGTCCGAATTTTGTGTCCATGCCTGCACTGTAAAGCGTTCCACTTCTCCGGCCAGATCGCCGGCTTGGGCCGAACATCACATCCGATTCATCAGGCGGTTTCTGCCCGGACCGCAACGCTGGCGGCATCCCAGTTCGCCTCCCAGGCCCCTCGGTGAGGCCGACCCGGCCTCCACAGCCGTTCCGCGTAGCACTCCCAGGCCGGCGCCTGGTCGACCGGGATCTTGTAGGGGTCGGTCAGCAGGAGGAGGCGGGCGAAGCCATAGGCCAGCCCGTCGTGCCCCTCGATCGCGCGCCAGACATGGGCCGGCTCGGGGCGGACGGACGCCGCGTCGCACAACTGGCGCGCCATGGCGCTGGTCTTGCCGTGGCGCAGCACGAGGATCATTCCGCCTGTCTGTTCCCCCTGCCAGAACGACCGAGCCGGCCCGGCATTGCCATTTGCGAGGATCTGGAACCGATGTGTGCAGGCGCTCTCCTGCCCGGCCACAGCCAGCAGGAAGCGGAGTGCCTCGGGCGAGGACCGGATGCCCGCGGCCTGCTCGGCCCACGCAGCAGCCGGGCGCATGATGCGGCGTAGGAAATCGGCATGGGTCATCGCATACCTCGCGCTGCGGCCAGCGACCGGCCGTTGAGATCGTCGGTGGATGGGGTGGGGATGGAGGCCTGAGGCGCCGGCAGAGACAGCATCGGCGCAGACGCCGCGATGGCATCGAGCCGCTGGTTGGCGGCGTGGCTCGCCGTCGAGTTCCCGAAGAAGAACTGCTGCACTGCGCCGAGCACGCCGGAAACGCCGGCGAAGACCGACGAGAAGACGACCTCATTGCCGCTGGGCAGCCCAGTGAAGGCGAGCCGGAGGGCCATGACGCCCCAAATGCCTAAGATGACCGCGGCGCCGGTCACCTGCGCCCAGGCGACTAGGTTGCTTTTCGTCGCCGTGTCGCGGGCATGCTGCACGTCGGCCAGCTCGGCCCGGCGCACCTCCAGCGCAATGCGGGCAAGCTCCTGTCGAAGCTGCGCCTGCTGGTCCGGCGGCAGATTGCGGATCACCTCCGCGTCGGTCGTCCCGGCGATGGCCTCAGCTGCAGCCTCGACCAGCCCGCCCGCCTTCTTGCCAGCCAGCATCTCGACCAGCACCGGGGCCAAGCCCAGCGCAGCCGCAATCAGGGGCGCCATGCGGGCCCTCCTCAGGTCAGATTGTCAGGGGTGCGGCAGCCGGCCGCGCGGGGTCAGTGGGAGGCCGGCGTTCCTGGCGGTGGCTTGCGAGGCATGTGCTGCAGCTGGGGCATCTGCGCCGGCAGAAGCTCTTGCGGGATGGGCTGCCGGTTCTTGCCGGCCTCGTAGAGGCTCAGCAGCGCCTGGGGCATCGGCGCGCTGAACTTGCCGGCCGCATGGACAGCCATGTAGAGGTTGACCAGCTCGTGCCGGAACTCACGGCCGAGCTCCTCCGCCATCCGCCCTTTGTCCCACCCCTCGTCGCGGTTGGCGGCGACCTCAAGAAGCTTGGCCTCGAGGCGCTCAATCTCGCCGCGCTTCCTGGCGTTGGCCCGCTCAACGATGGCGAGATCCTCTGCGGCCCGGGCTCGGACCGCTTCGATCTCTTCCTTGTGCCGCTTCGCGAGCGCCTCGATCTCATCGTTCAGGCGCTTCACATTGCGGTCGCGGCTTTCGTCGAGCGCAGCGAACCCGCGATCCTGCCGATCACGACGTTGGGCCTCGCGCTCAGCGTCCGCCTTCTCCTCCTCGCGCTTGTCCTTCCGATAGTCTCGATAGGCTCGCCAGAGGAAGAAGAGGATGCCTAAGATTCCGGTGCCGACGCCGCCAAGCAGCGCCTGAGCAGCGGGTGGGAGACTCTCTAGCGCGAGCTGCACGCGTTGGCTCTCCGGGTCAGCACATGAGCCAGGATGTATAGGTTCATCCCAGACGCCATCCCGTACATCGCCTGCACCTGCGACAGGCCGGTGCTCAGACCGACCGCCCATGCGAGCGTCAAGTACCAGATGACCATCGTCCCGGCAGTGAGGGCGCGCAGCCACTTTTTCGGCTGCTCGAATGGGTGCCGATGATCGCGCGGATCATCAAGATGCAGGGCCCAGGGCTGCAACGCAGCAAGGGCGCCGACTAAGCACAGCGTCATCGGCTCCGAGACGGACTGCGAAAGCAGGTCCATACTCGGCGCCGACTTGCCGTTGCTGTGGTTGATCAGTGCTATCGCCGCCAGGCCGACTGTGCCGCAGCCAGAGAAAACCTCCAGCAGATCGGCACGGCGGTGCACAATTCTCGAAATCCATTGGCCGATGCGGACGATAGGCAGCAAGGGGCCAGCCATCATGCCCTCCCCAAAGGTGCGAGCCATTCTGCGGATCACCGTTCAGCCTTGTTCAAGGGCGTTTCGGGCACTGCATCGGTCATCCCGGAATTGGGCATGTCCATCCTCCCAGCTTACGCCGAGCGATCACGGACTTTGATGACTGCGTTGGACGGCCCGGTGTAAGTCGGCACAGCGGCATCCACTCCGCTGTAGTCGATCAGCACACGCTTGGTGGCGATGGTTCCGTCCCCCGTCCAGCCGACGTAGCGCTGACCACCGGAAGCGGTCAGCCGCGCCTCTAGGCATTCCAGCGCGTAGCCAGCCGCTTCCTCGACTTGCAGCGCACTGCCCTGCGGATTGTTCGAGACCACGCCTGCCAGGGTGATGCCGCGATTGGGTGCGGGATCAATCCCATAAGCAGTGCCAGTTTGCGGCACGGCCTGGTTGCAGTAGGGCGTGATGAAGACGCTGTGGCGCGCCGCGCTGTTGATTGTGGCCTGGCCCACAGTGAGGCGGGTCGCGCCTGAGATCTGCATGCCGTCATAGGCCGAATAGGTGGCCTGCTCGGTGCCGATGAAGACCTGGCCGATGTCGGCGTCTTCGATGTTCTGCAGGTTCACGCCATAGTCGTTGTAACGCGGCGCGGAGCCCTGCTTCGAGAGGAACCAGCCGGAATCGATGGCGTAGACCCGTTTCGCCGAGAACCGCTTCAGCGGCGTCGCCAAGTTCGCGGTCCAGGTCTTGAGAGCGGTCTGCCCGGACTGGTAGGTGATGATGTCGTCGCAGTGGATGTCGCTCGATGGGATGGTTCCGGAGCGGACGCCGCCGACGCGGACAGCATGCTCAGGCGATCCGCGGCTGAAGACCGGGCCGACCCGCGCCTGGACCACGCCCTCGAACAGGAGCGCGTTCTCGCCAGGGCCAGGCGTCGCGTTCGGGCTCGCGCCATCGAAGCGATACCGTCCGATCTCGATGTCCTTGCAGTTGTCCCAGGCCAGACCAGCCCGCGCCAACTCGACCACAGCGTCATCTATCCGAGCGCCCACCAGCTGCGTGGCCTGAGCATTGCAGTTGAAGGCGAAGTCCTGGCGCTTGATGTGGAGCGACTTAATGCGGGTTCCGGGGCCACCAATCGTGACAGCGACGTCAAACTTGTTCGCGCCAGATGCCGCCTTGTTGTTGATCTGGACATCCGCGTCGATTTTGACGCTGTGGACCAGTGGACCCTGAGCCTCGGTCAGGCGACCAAACAACGCAGCGCGATAGGCTATAAAGCCGGCTCGGGAATAGAGGTTGTAGCTGTCAAGCTCCACCTCACCCGCAAAGACGTGAACATAGCTTCTCGTCGCCGGCCCCTGATACTGCAGCACGCTATCGTTGAGATCGATACGGCAGGGAGGGATGATGAGGCCGGTCTTGGACAACTGGAAGATTTGCCGCCGGTTTACCTTGTAGGTTCGGCGGCGGCCTGTCGAAGCGAAGTAAGCGTTCGCGTCAGCGATCAAGCTATCCCAGCAGGCATTGTTCCAGACCGCGTCTCCGGCCGCATCGCGGCCTCGAAACAGCAGACGGGCATTCATGTCGACGCAGTCGCCGCGCTCTCCCTGGATGGTGGAGCGCTGTAGATACGGGGATGCGAATTCAGTGTCGATGTCGAGCGGCAAAATTGGCAGCGTCTCGACCGTGATGGCCTTTCGCGCCGAGCCCGAAAGATCAGTGGCGGGCGCCGTCGGCAGGACCAGCTTGTCGAACTTGAAAGGATCTCCGACATCGGTCCCCGCCGCGTTCTTCACCAGGTTCGGGGCGACGCTCGGGTCGGTCAGCGCGGCGGCCGCCGTCTGGGCGGTCTCCGCGAATTCACCGGCCGCTATGCGCTCATCCCGCGCCATGTCGGCTGCGTCGAGGGCGATGATCTCGCTTGCCGCAGCGCTCTCGGCGAAGGGGCGGGCCGCCTCCGCCCCGACGCGATTAGCCTCGGGGATAGCCGCGGACGCACCAGCCGCGGCCGCGGCGGCCTGCATCGAGCGCCATTCCTCAATGGTGAGCAGCGTAGGAGCGCCCCCATCGTCTGGGACGTCATAGACGATGTCGGCGGTCTCAGCGCTAGGGGACTCGATCCGCAGCCAGACCCGCCAGGCGCCGGGCACATCCGACGGGACGTCGACGCGCAGCGTCCCAGGGCTGCTCTCGGCGATGGCGAGCGGCTGCCCAGGGGCATCTGTCCCCAGCGTGCCGGGCATCCAGTAGAGCGCCGAGGCGCCGCCTGCTCCGGGCACCAGAGCGCGGGTCTGCGCATCCACGACATCGAAATACACCGGCTGGGTCGAGCCGATGTTCACGCGCTGACGGCGAGCCGAATAGTAGGCGCCAAGGCGCGGACGCAGGACCACATCCACGGCGAGCGTGCTCGACATGCGCAATCTCCAGATTTTAGGGGTGGCCTAGCGGCCGATGGCGACGACGGTCAGCGCCGTGTTGGGAGCGGGCTCGAACGGGCCATCTGTCAGCAGGAGCGTGCCTCTGCTGCGTTTGACGGCAGCCGTGCAGCCGGTGGTCGTCGTGGCCGTGATGCCGCCGCCGATCTCCTGGTTGCCCGACCAGCCGGAGCGGACCAAGACGAGCGGGGCGGCGACGAAAGCCGATGAAAAGGCGTAGCTGGCCACCGCCGAGCTATTGCTTGTGGCGGTGTACTGCTCGACCCGCAGGGGTGCTCCAGGAGCGCCTTGGAGGCTGGCGAGCCACTGCGCCTCGGTGCCAGCGAAGCCCGCGACCTTGGCCACCTCATAGGCGCTCTTCCCGGCCGGGCCCGGGACGGTCGACGCCGCCCCCTTGAGGGAAGCCACCTAGTCCGCCTCGCTGCCGGTGAACCCGAGCTTCTGCGCGATCTGGTAGGCGCTCAGCCCGGGGTCGCCCTTGGTCGTGGTGATCTGGCTCAGAACCAGCTGCACGATAGCGCTAATCTCGGCGATGACCGGCCGCATCGGCGAGCCCTGCAGAAGTCTGGCCTTCTCCGCGCCGGTCAGAGGGAGCTTGGCCGGTTCGCCCTTCGGCATTGCCATGCTGGGTCTCCTATGAAGGGGCCAGGATCTGGGCTGTTCGGGCATTCGCCGCCGCGGCACTGCCCATGAGTTGCGCCAGGGCCGCAGCCATTGCATCGCGGAGCATTGGGAAATCCGCATCGCGCGGATCGAGATACGCCGCACCCTCATAGTAGCGGCGGAGGCGTGCGGAAACTTGGTCGATCACGGCGTCGAGCACATCGGCCTCGGCGTCCGTGGTGCGCCTCCAGATGTCGGCCTTGTAGGTCACGCCGGGCGGGGCAGGCTGCGCGACCGGGCCCGGAGGCGGGAGAAGCGTGACCTTGCTCATCCCCCCAGCGGCGACGATCTGCTCGACCAGACCATTTTCCACCGGTCGAGGAACGTTGACCGTCTGCTTGTGCGCATCGAGCGCCGCAGCGAATGCAGCCACTCGAGCGGCAAGCTCCCCGTCCCCCCAGGACGACCAAACCTCATAAGGGATGTCCACGGTCACGCGCCTCCGACGTAGAGGATGAAATTGTCGATCGAGAACGGCGGCAGGTTCTGCGACACGCCAGCGCCGCTGGAGTTGACCGTGATGTTGGCGTTCTCGGGCTGGATCGTGATCGAGGCCGGCACGCTGCTGGTTGCGCCGTTGTTGACGCCCGCGATGACATTGACGTCGTTGGGGCCGGCCAGCAGCTTGGCCACGGTAGGGATTACCTGATCGTAGTTGTGGGCGTGCGCCACCTGCGAATAGGTGTGGGCGTGCGGCGTCTGAGTGATCCCATGGGTGTGGGCCGGGGTGCGGTCGTCACCACCCGAGAAGTTCAGCTGTGACGCGCTGGCGTTGCCGATGGTCGATGCCAGCCGCCCGGCCGACGTGCCGCCCATGTTGTCTCGACCGATCATCACTCGCCCACGGCGGTCGGGCAGAGTGAAGGTGGTCGTCCCGTTGCCCGTGCCGTGCGGATATCCGCCGGCGGCATAGCGCGCGTTGAGTGCTGGATAGTCGGCGCGGTTGACGTTCCGCCCATCCGGCCAGAGGTAGCCAGGCGGGAGGTCGCCGCCAGTGTAGGGCACGAGCTCGCCGATCTCGCGCGTGATGGCGTGCGCTAGCCGCCAGGAAAAGCCATCGCAGATGGCGCGGATGAGCTGCCCTGCGCTGATATCGCCAGGCCGCAGAAGCGCGCTGGTCTGTCGGATCAGCGGCAGCGCCCCCAGAGCGCCCACAGCCAGCGTCGCCGTGCTGGTGTTGGTGAGCGTGGCGACAAACTCCACAGCCGCCCCAGCAGTGTTGCCGGCCAGAGCGACCGCGGGGCTCACCGTGATGGCGTTCGCCGTGCCGCCAGCCGTGTTGCACCAGATCGCGCCGCCGAGGGCGTCGCCGCCGAGACTGATTGCGCCATTGGCCAGGCGGATCGCCACCGCCGTCGAGATCGCCCAGTTGTAGACGCGGCATGTCCCGGTGAAGGTAAGCCGTGACGTGGTCCCGGCCGAATTGCCACGCACGGTGGTCCGGGTGAGGGTGTTTGGGCTGCCGGCCGCCAGCGTCGCGACGCCCCATTCCCAGTTCGAGCCGTTGTCAGTCAGGACGTAGTACGCCTGATCCCCATCCGAGAAGGTCGAGGCGCTGATCCAGGCCTTTCGTCCGGTCGGGGGGCCGGCCAGGTTGATCGTGGCCGAGGAGCCTGGCGCATTGACGATTTCTTCGACGAGGTCGCGAAGCATTCAGAGGCGCTCCGTGATGCGGGCAGACCAGGTCCGATAGAGACCGGTGCCGTTGACGTAGCCGACAGCCGCCGGCCGAAGCAGGCCAAGGATGGTGTCGCGGTTGATGGTGTCGGTCTGGGTCGAGAAGGGGACGAAGAGGACGTTGTCCCCGGCGTTGCCCACCCGGATCACGGCGTCGAGGGTCGCCAGGCCGGCGGCGAACTCAGCGGCGGGGATCGAGCCGAAGCGGAGGTCCCATCCCCGGCGCTGGAACTGCGTGATCGGGTATTCCTGCCCGCCACGGGTGGTCTGCGTCTCCTGCGTCGCCGTGCGATCCCAGGCCGACTGATAGGACAGCCCGCGCCTCATCTCGATCGCCGGGCCCGCCCAGAGGTTGGCGGCGCGCAGGTAGCCATCGACGTTCGACGCGTTGACGATCCGAACCTGGCAGTAGCGGCCCGTCACCTCGGCCGGCGCGACATGCACCGTCTGCCGGTCTGACACGCCGACCACATTGCCGCTGTAGTAGGTCGGCGAGGACATGTCGGCGTTGTCGCTCACCGTCCATTGGACGATCGCCGTCGCCGATAAGTTGGCGTTGCAGACCGCAAAGAGGCGCCAGGTCGCGCCCACCCCGCCGTCAATGCGCACTGTCGCCGTCGTCGTGCCCGCGGGCGTCTGCCAGCTACTCGCCGGGTCGCCATGCGCGCCGCCCAGGTTTGCCGCCGGCGCGCTAGCCAGGGCCGCCGAGGCGGTGATGACGCCCGTCGCCGCCCGGTTCAGGATCCCCCAGAAAGCCGGCATCAGACGAGCACCTGCAGCGTCACCGCAGTCTGACCAGCACGCCGCTGCTCGCCCACAACCTGGCCCAGCTTCCCGGCGCGCAGGTCTGCCGCCGGATAGGTCACGCGGACCACAGAGCCGAGGTCCAGGCTCATGGCGATCTCCTCAGGCAAGTCGATATCATAGAGCCGGGGTCTTGAGCCCCATTGCGCCCCGATCGCCGTGGCAATCAGCCGCGCATGCGTGACGGACAGGAGCGCCGTGGGGATCAGATCCGGATCTGACGGATTGGCATACACGGCCAGAATGCTGTTGCTCGACCATGTGCCTACCAGCCACTCCTGGCCGACGGCTCTGCGCTGCGCATCGGTGAGACCGGCGTTGAGGCTTGACGTCATCGGCGTATGGTTGCGGCGACCGCCTAGTCGCCAGCGATAGGCCGGCGGGTCCAGGGGAGCAGACAGCTGTTGTGCGGCTAGCCTGATGATCTGTGCAGTAGACAGTGTTGCCGCTGGCGCAATGTTCGATGGAATCGATCTTAAGAGCACACACGACAGCTGGCCGTCGCGCATCGGCACCAACTTTGCCCCCAGGGACCGAAGAAACAGCCCGACAGCGCCGGCGCCTGTGGTCGCGTCGCCACTCGGCCAATACCAGCCGCCGGGGTACTGATAGGTATCGCTCAATGCCGTGAAGGCCGCCGAGTTGACCATTGACGACGGGATGCCAAGATCCTCTGTCATGATGTACTGAGCGACGAGCGCCGCGCGGTTGACGGTCCCAGCTATTGGGAAACTGCCGGTTACGTCAGCGGTGATAACGCCGACCGCGGTGCTGCCCAGCTGGAAAATTCCGCGGGCATTGTTGGTCCTGAACTGCCCTGCTGGAGTGGTGCCCGTATAGAGGTCTGCCACGTCCCCGGCCGAGGTGAAAACTGCGGCGCCTCCCTCGTAGACCTGCACCACGGTCCCAGGCGCGTCGTTGTACTGGTAGATGCGTGCAACAGGATCGATCAGTAGAGGTTGGATTCCCCGGACAGGGAGGGAAGTGATGCCTCCTCTCGTTCGGGGGATCGTAGTCCCGCCCATGTCCGCAGCCCCGTTCAGACCTCCGGTCCCCGCGTAGGTGTTCCGGAGGTAGGGCCGCTGCAGCGCGTAAGTCGGATCGCGCAGGGGGATCTCAAGCTCGGCCTCAGTGAGCCGCCAGCTTTCCGCCAATCCAGCAAACAGCGTCGTAAGTGCCGTCGACACCGGATCAACGAAGTAGCCCCGGTCGCTGTCGTAGACCCGGCGCCCTGTCTTGATGGTAACCCGGCGACTGTCGCTCGTGTAATCCGTCGCCAGCTGGTCGAAGCGACCATTGTCGTTGACCAGGACAGCGCGGCCTACCGTCATCGGCGCAGCGGACGAAGCGGGATCCAGCTCGAGGTGCCGGTCGATGTCAGGCGCTTCAAGCAGCACCGCCGGGTAATTGATGACGTCGCCGGCCGCCTGCTCTGTCCGATAGCCGACGTCGGAGGCGCGCACGGTGGTCGTGTCCTCGAGCACCGCGGCATCCGGCATGGGGCTGCCCCAGGCGCCGATGGCGCTCCAGCCATAGCGGCCTGTGCTGCTGACGGATCCAGGCCGATAGGCGGCGACCTCGATCGTGGTGAAGGCGGGGCCGGTCATGCGGCCCTGCGGGCCATGAGCGCTGTGAACTGCTGCAGCTCACGCCGCATGGCCGCATTCTCCTCCTGCATCCGCCCCAGTGCAGCGACCAGCGTTTCCGTTTGGGTCTGCGTGATCTGCTGCTGGAACGACGCCGTCAGCGTGTCCGGCGTCAGCGTCCCGATCTGGTCCAGCGCCGACTTCACCTGCTCGAAGGCCGAGGCATACCCGCTGCCCGAGCCGTAGAGGTTCCGCGCCGCGGTTAGGTAGTCCTGCGACAGGCCCTGGAACTGCCCAAGTGCGCCAGCATCGCCGCGAAGCGCCGCCTCCTGATTGCTCAGGTAGAGCGACCGCGCCGTCATGAACTGCTCGGACGCGCCCAGCGGGCTGGCATCGCTGTAGTTCAGGCTGCGGGCATAGTCGGCGAGGCTGCCGATCACCCCTGCAGCGTTGCTGGCTGCCTGCTGCTCGGCCTGCTTGATCTGCTCGGCATAACGCTGTTGCACCGCCAGGCGCTCGGCGCCCAGAGTCTCCTCCAGGGTGACCATACGCTGCGCAATGGCATCCGCGGTCAGCCCGAGAGCCTCGAGCGAAGACCGGAAGCTGGCCCGCTCGGCGATGGCGGCGATATCGAACGAGAGAAGGTCGGCGTCCCGATCGTTCCCCGTCGCGCGCATGCGGCGAATGTCGAGACCGCGGTCGATCCCCCAAACTGTCGCATCACGCTGCTGCTGCAGCGAGAAGACCTGCTCCAGCTGCTTCTGTACGAGTTGGTCCGTCGCCAGGCCAAGCTCGCCCGCCCGCACCTTCGCGCTGTCGAAGGACGCCATCACCGCGTCGATCGACTGCTGGAACGCGCTGACCGCCTCGGGCGGGTTGATCAGCGGGTCGAACACTTCCTTGACCCAGGCGACATTGGCCAGCGCCCGGTCCAAGTTGTCGTCGCCGGCGTAGGCCTTCCCGAGCTCGCTCTGGATCACCTGCTGCATGGCGGCGCTGCCACCGCGCAGACCACCCAGCAGAGCCAGCGTCATGTTGCGCTGGTCTTCTTCGGGACGAGAGTCCTTCCCGAAATGCTGCTGCCCGACCACGCCGCTGTCGAGCGACAGGCCAAGCCCGTTGATGGTCGTGTTCAGCTTGACCAGAGCTTCCTGCACAGCCCCGATCGCCTCGGCGTCGTCCATCCACTTGGACTTCGAGCCGGTCACATCGAGCTGGCCGTCAGCGTTGACGCCAAACTGGACACTTGCAGCAGGCCGTGGCGCGTTAGCGCCGAATAGGCCGCCCAGCAGACCACCGCCTGAGCCACCCAGTAGACCGCCAAGCAGGACGCCCGCCGGCCCACCAAGCAGAAAGCCGAGGCCGGCGCCCGCCAATCCCCCCGCGCCGGCGCCGATCATGCCGCCCGTGCTCTTGCCTCCAACGAGAGTGTTCAGCAGCGTGCCGGCGCCGAAGCCGAGCCCGGCGCCGCCAAGCAAACTCCCAAGCGACAGCGATGACGCGCCGGCCGCAGCTACGGCAGCCGGGGTCGCCGGACCTGCTACCCCTCCCATGCCGGCCAGAGCCGCCGTCGTCGCGGCGCCGAGATTACCTGTCGTCAGGATCGGCATCGACATCAGCCCGGCGAGCGAACCAAAGCTCGTTAGGCTCGACGCCGCCGCAGTCCCACCAGATAGTCCAAGCCAACTGCTGACGCCGCCAAGCCCAAGCGCCTCGCTGAAGCTGGAACCCATACCGTGCAGCTGGAGCAGGTTGCCTAGGCCGCCTCCCGAACTCCCGCCCGCGCCAAGGCCGCCGGCTGCGGCCGCAGCAGAACCGGCGCTACCAAATGCCATTCCCCCAGAGACGATTGGCGCCACAATCGGCCGAATGATCGCCTCGGCCGCAATGCGCGCGAGGATGCCCGTGGCCGTCCGCCGCATGTTCGACCACATGCGGTCCCAGCCGCCCTCGGTCGTGGCGAACATGTCGGCAAAGAGGTCCGACCCATAGCGAACCACATCGTCGGTGGTGCGCTCGGCTTGCTGCTGCTGTTTCTCCAGCAGCCGCTCGGTCTCCTTGGCCCGCTTCTCGACCCCCTTGGGGTCGAGCGCAGTGCCACGCATGCTGTCGCGTATCGCGCGCAGAGCCGTGACGTCGTTCTCGCTGCCGACCAGGAGCCCCGACTGGCCATCTCGCCGCAGCGTGTCCCAGACGCGGGCTAGAGCTGTCGCTTCGGCCCGCTCCTGCGCCAAGGCCTCAGCGCTAGCCCGGCGCGATGCCGCGGCGGATTCCCGCGCCCGACGCTCAGCCTCTCGCTTCGCTTCCTCGGCCTTGGCGGTCTCATTCGCAAGAGTGCGCTCGGCTTGGACGGCTTCTGTCGCAGCACGCGTGCGCTCGGCCGCGCCTTGGATGAATAGGCGATTGCGCTCTGCCTCATCCTGCACAGTCTGCTGAAGCCGCTGTGCCTCCGCTGCGGCGAGTTCGTTTTCTGTCTTGCGGATCTTGGCGGCATCCGACTGTGCTTCAGTCGCCGCCTTCAGCGCATCGAGGCCGCCTGTCCTCAGCGCCTGCAGTCGGGCGTTGGTGTCGGAAATGCTCTGCTGGAGGGTCGCGAAAGGTGTCTTTGCCGCGTCGGCCTGGCGCATGAGGTCGGCAAGTGCGCCGACAGCCCCTGGAATGCTCTCACCGCGAAGGGCGTTGAGCATCTGGTCGACAAGCTTCAGTGCATCGCTGTTGTCGAGCAGCTTGGGCCGCAGCCCGTCGAGGCCCTTGACCAGCGGCTCAAGCGTGCTGGTGAGAGGGCCACCCATACGCTGAGCGGCAGACAGCCCGTTGGACAGTTCCAGAGAGCGCTCTGCCGCGTTCGCAGTCGACAGGCTGTATTGATCCAGAACGCGCGTGACCGCCTGGACCTGCGCCGGCAGATCTCCAAAGCTGACATCTGCAATGCTGCCCGTGGCGACCGACCGCGCCGTCCGAAGTCGGCTCACGATGGGTGAAAGATCGACGCCCTGGTCCATCAATCGGTCGGTATCGGCCGTCAGTTCGGCACGGCGCGCCGCCAGCTGTCGCTCCTCATACTGCTTCACGTCAGCAGTGAGACCCTGGTACCGGGAGCGCAGGACATTTAGTCGCTCGGCCTGCTTGTCCAGGCCGGACACCCATTCCTCAGCCGCCTTCGTCGTCGCCTCATACTGGGCGTTGACGCGCTTCATCACCTCGTCGTGCTGCTCGAGGACAGTCTTCCCCTCTAGCAGGCGATAGACCACAGCGCCGATCGCCACACCCGCCCCAGCAAGCGCGCCAATCATGCCAAAGCCGCCGAGGAGCTGAGGCAGCTGCTGCGCCAAAGCCGTGATGGCTGACTGGCCGCTCGCTACCTGAACGAAGAAGTCGCCCACTTGGTACGATGCGTTCTGGACCTGGTGCGCAACCTGGTTCGATGACCGCGCCAGGTTATCGTTCGCAGTCGCCAACTGGGCCGCGGCCCGGCCGTTGCTCTCGTATCGAGTTTGCAGAGCCTGCAGCACCTGCGATGCCCGCTCAGTGCTAACCACGCCAGCTTCCTGGGCGCGCTGCACCAGTAGGGTAGCCTGCTCGTACTGGCGCTGCTTTCCCGCCGTTGTATTCAGGCGCGCCTCGAGCTGACTAAATGCAGCATCAACCTGAGGAAGGCCTTCGACGCCAATCTTGATGGGCAGATCACCCGCGGATCCGGACATCTGACCTCCTCAAGCCAAAGCGAATGGCCGCGAATGGGCCTTATGACTCTTTGGCGCGCCGCGCCTTGGCCTCTTCTCCGTCAAGGAGAGAGAAGGCGCGCATCAGCCAAGCAGCCTGATCGCCCACGCCGCCGACTCCCGGCAGCTGAGCCAGTCCACCCATGCCGCCCTGGCAGCGAAACCAGAGGCTGACGACGTGGAAGATGTTCCGCGGAATGTAGAAGCGAGGGTTGGGCTTCCAGAGCCGGCCGCCAGCCTCCCAGTAGCCGCCTTCCGGTGGGCGAACAACGTCCGGGAAAGCACCGGGCGCCGACCGCATCACTTGGAAGGCGGCTGTCAGTTTCCCGCGTCTTCCTTCGTCGGGTTGATCATGCCGAGAGCGACCTGCGCCAGGGCGGCCACGTCACCAGCAGGCAGGCTCTTGGAGATGTAGGAGCCCTCGAGCTTCTCCCCCTCGGCCGGCGGCTCAAAGGACGGCAGACCTTCGCCTTCCCAGCCGACCACGCAGAGGGCAACCAGCTCGGCGTGCTCGGAGCGGTCGAGCTTGAGGGCCAGGGCGCGCATCTCCTGCAGCGCCTTGTCGTCGCGCACGGCCCACTCCGCCACCTTGCGGGCCACATCGGCTTTCATCAGCCGCTGCCGGGCATCGGACACCAGCTTGTTCGGCTCCCGCAGCGCCTCGGGGTCGGTCTCGCCGATCGGCAGCTGCAGGCGCGCATCCTGGAAGGCGATCTCGGCCGCCTCGTATTCGTCGATTGCGGCGGCCATCTCGGGTTTGCCGGCGCGGCCCAGGGCCTCGCGGATCTCCCAATTGATCACCGCCGCCGTCGGCCTCATGGCGTAGCCGGACGCGGTCGCCAGATTGCCGGCTTCGTCGAAGCTCGGCGCGCGCACGGTGTAACGGCGGCCCTCGAAGCTCTTCGTCGTGCGGACGCCGGTCTTGGTCACCACGGTCATGCTCAGAACACCGACAAGAACATGCCCTGCCCGGGGACGTCCGGGACGAGGGTGAGGTTGTCGACGCCCATCTCGCCGCGGTTCGCGTCGTCATAGGCGCTGATGCGAAGGCTGGGGTTGGTCACCGCGATCCGGTTGCCGACGGTCGAGCCCATCAGGCCGGCGAAAGGCATGCTCGTGCCGACCCGGAACTTGCCGAAGCGAGAGGCGCTGTTGGTGGTCGAACTGAAGGGATCGATGGTGACCGAGGAGTTGGCCGCGGTGATCTCCGGGGCGTCATAGCCCTCGGGCGCCTCCGGGTTCTCTGGGTCGTACATCGTCACGTTGGCGTTGTAGGTGTAGCGGGCGCAGCGCGCGACCACCCGATCCAGCCGGGAAAGGCCATTGGCCCAGATGGGCGCCTGCGGGCGGCTGATGGTGTTCCAGCCGGTCGGGAGCGCCACGGTCTCATAGGCGCCCAGCAGCTGGCCGCGCATGGTGAAGGTGATGAAGCCCGGGTTGCCGGCGACCATCTCCAGGCTCATCGAGCCCTTGCAGCCCACCAGGCGCCAGCGCTGCCCGCCACGATAGACGTAGATCGTGACCGGGCGGAACTGCGTCTCGTCGTCGGTAACGCGGTAGAGCCAGTTCGCCGGGATCTGCGCCAGCGTGGCCGTGCTGAGGACCGGGCTGAAGGTCATCGGGAAGGTGGCCACCCGCCCGGCCGTGTAGTCCAGCATGGTGGTCAGCTGAGGCCCGGTCGGATTTCCGGTTAGCACGGTGGGCATGCCGCGATAGGCCTGGGCAGTCGCCGCAAAGGGCGTCGCCAGGGTCGCAGTGGTGGCCGTGCCCGCCGTGGCGGCCGTCGGGGCACCCACCGAGGTCGCCTGCTGGACCTCCTCGAAGCGGCAGGCGCGCATCAGGCGGCCCCATTCCGGCGCCACGGTCGCCGAGCCACTCCCGCGGAGCGGCATGCGGATGGTGATCTGGGGCCGGATGCCAGTCGGGATTGGCGCATTCGGGTCGAACGACCCCGTCAGCGTCGGATCCTCGACCGTCTGCTGCGGCAGCGACCAGGTCGCCTCGGCGCCGATGAAGTCGGTGAGCGCGGGGGTGCCGGCGAAGGCGTCCTGGCCCTCGACCGTCTCCGTCTTGACCGCGACGGCAGAAAGCCGTGTGCGGGTGGTGTCGGTCGCCATGCGCCCGCCTCCTCATGCTGGAATTAGAAAGGGCGCCTCGCGGCGCCCCTGGGGTCAGTCCTTGGCCTTCTCGGCCTGCTTGTCCGCGGCTTTGTCGGCCGCCTTCAGAGCAGCATCCGGGTCCTTCGCGCGTCCGTCCTTGAGCGCCTCATGGTCAGCCGGCAGATAGGCGATCTGACCAGGCGCAAGGGCCGGACCAAACTCGCGCTCGATCTCCCTGACCACCAGAACCCGTTTCAGGTCCGGCAGAGGTGCGGTCGCGACGGTGGGCGCCGCGGCTTCCGCCGGGGCGTCGGAGGTCTTGTCGGTCATGGGGGGTCTCCTAGAGCGTCTCGACGAAGGCGTTGCCGCGCGTGGTCCAGACCTGGAACACGAATTCCTGGGTGAATCGGATGCCGGCCTTTTCCGAAGTCGCGGCGCCGGTGCGCTCGATGTCGAAGGCGGTGTCTTCGCCCCAGAGCTCCAGGGTGCCGTCAGCGAGAGGGATCTCGAGGGCGGCCTCGGGGAGGATGATCGCGCCGATGACGCGGGCCAGGAGGGCATTCATCTCGGCATCAAGGCCAGGCGCGTCGCCAGCGAACTCCGCTTCAACGAAGCCCTCAACCGTCCACGTCATCCGATAGGCTGTCTCGCCGACCGCCGGCGCAGGCGCCTGAGAATGAGGCCCATCGTAGCAGCGCAGGGCCGGGAAGATGGCATCGGAAGGGAGCTCGTCGGTCGGATTGCGCTCGATCGACCGCTCGGCATCGTTCATCTCCGGGAAAGCTGCCCGGAGATGCTGGTGAAGCGCCGCATAGACGGCTTCTCGGAAAGGAGTGCGCGGCATGATCAGTCCTGCCGCGCCAGCGTGAGCGTGTAGCTTATGCCGCGGGCATCGGCTTCAACGGTGGCAACCTTCCAGCCCTTTTCAGTGCCGAGGCCGATGAGGTCGCCCGGCTGAGGGCGAGCCTTCGGGCCATATCCGCTGAATGGGTTAAGCGAGGCATCGGTGATGACCGCCTCGGTCCTTACGGCGCCCTTGCCGGGGGTGTCGAAACCCCTCATCCCGGAATTCTCAGCCTGGCTGAAGATGAGGCGGACCGGGAAGGGAGTGCTGCTGCCCTTGTACTGGTAGACAGCATCCACCCCAAGGGCGGAGGCGGCCAAGTCTCTCCGCGCCATCGCGAAAGGGTCCATGGCCGCCTGCCGATCAGAACTTCTTCGCCCGGAGCAGGAGCTCCGGCATCGTGCAGTAGTGCAGAGGATAGGAGTAAATCTCCGGCTGGAACCAGAAGCCACGCTCCTGGTCGCGCACGATGATGCTGTAGATGTCCTCGCCGGGAGTGTTGACAAACTCCTCCGCCTCAAAGGGCGAATAGACCACGCCGAAGACGCCCGGCGCCCCAACCGGGAAAAAGCGCGCTTGGTCGGTGTTGATCGCGACGGTGGAGCCGTCGTCGGTGCCCCGATAGTTCACCCAGGTGATGCCGCCGAACTCGAGGGTGGTGAACGCCGTGTTCTCGCGCAGGCGAGCGCCTTCCTGGTAGCGGTAGGTGTCCACCACCTTGGGGTGAGCCACCAGCGCATCGAAGAAGTTGTCGCCGGCCATGGCGTAGATGCGCGTGCTCGGCAGGATGGCGCCCATCGCCTTGGTGCGCATCTGGCGAACCACCGCGACGCACTTGCCGCGAACGTCGGTCGCCGCGTCGTCTAGCTCGAAATCGATCAGCGCCGGCTCCGCCACACCGAAGAGGGTGTAGAAGTTTGCCAGCACGCTGGTGCCGTCGGCGTCGATCAGCTTACCCTGAATGGCGCCGAGCCGATGGAACTCGTGGGTCAGCTCCATGTCCTGTCGCTGCGAGGTCTGGATGCGGGTGATCTCGTCCTGGACCGCGACGAACTCGTCGGGGTTCTCGAACGAGCGCAGGTTCTGCAGCTCGTGCGCCTGCTTGCGCTGCCGCTTCGCCAGGCGCGGGGTGCGAAGATAGGCCTCCGCCCCCTCGTCGCTCTGACCAATCACCGGATCACCGCCGCGCTCAGTGGTCGGGATCAGGCTGATCTTGCCGTTGAGACGGCGCAGGGCGACCCGGTCAGTGCGGACCCGATCGACCTCGAACAGGTTCAGGCCGCCCAGATACTGGGGCTGGTAGGGCAGGCGCCGTGCCGCCCGCGTGAGCGGGATCGGCTTGAAGGCGTCATTCGCCAGAATGTCGAGAGAGGGCATCGTCGTGCTCCTTTAGCGAACCACGATGCCCAGCGCCGCGAGAGCAGCGATGGCCGTGTTCTTCTGCGGGTTGGTGATGCCGTTGGCCCAGGTCAGCGCCTTGCCGTCAGCCTCGAAGTCACGGGCCAGCACCACCACGCGCCGGTCTTCGGTGGTGGCGTCGGCGTCGTCGAAGAGGATGCCCATCGCGTTCTGGCTACCGTCGCTGGCGCCGGGGGCATGCGGGACCACCTTGCCGCCGGTGGTCACACGGCCCAGCACCGTGCCAGCCACGCCAACGCTGCCGGAGGCGAGCGTCTCGTGCTGCCGGGAGCGCCAGAAGTTGCTCTCGCCCGCGATGAAATGGCCGGCGCCGCGGCCGTAAGGAACAGTGACCATGGATCAGGCCCCCTTCTGCTTGCCGCACACGCGGTCGATGGAAGCGTTCCAGCCGAACGGGTCGGCCGGGTTGGTAGTGCGACTGGCTTCTGCCGCGCCCACCACGCCGTGGCCGGCGCTGACGCTGGTCGTGTCCTGGGCGGCGGCGCGGGCGCGAAGCAGGGCCTCTGATACCTCGCCCTTAGTCTTGCCCTCGCGGATGTAACCGGCGGCCGCCTGCGGCTGGCCGGCCAGCGCGCAGAGCTCGACGATCGCGGCGGCGTTCTCCGCGTTGAAGGAGCCCGCCGCGGCTGCAGCCTGGGCCGCATTGCCCTCAGCAGGGGCAACGGTGGTCTGGTCGGCCGGCGCTGCGGGCGCGGCCCCATCGGTATTGGTAGACATGTGCTCTCCCGAAGTGGAAGCTGCCCGCGCGGGTCGGCCGCGCTCCGTTGTGCCGCCAGGGGCAGCGGCATCAGCACGCCGAGCGGCTTCCGCTACGGCATCAGAGAGGGTCCCCACGCGATCGGCCAGGCCGACCGAGATCGCTGTTTCCCCATAGAAGCATCCGGCTTCGGTGCCGCGCACGGCGCTCTCAGCCAGCGACCGGTTGGCGGCGACCAAGCTGGAGAAAAGCCCGTAGCAGCGCTGAACCTCAGAGTTCAGGTCAGACCTGGCGCCCTCGCTTAGCGGCGCGTGGCTGCTGCCGTCGATCTTCTTCGCCCCAGCGAAGACGTATTCGAAAGCCAGACCCTGCTGCTGGTCCCGGGCCGACTGATCGACGTGCAGCGCTACCACGCCGACAGAGCCAACCCCGCCGGCACGGCCGACGAAGAGGACATCGGCGGCCGAAGCCAGGGCATAGGCTGCCGAGTAGGCGTAGCCATTGGCTGCCGCCACGATCGGCTTGCGGCCACGCATTCCGCGGATGGTCTCAGCCAGTTCAAAGCAGCCAGCACACTCGCCGCCGGGGCTGTCGACATCGAGCGCGATAGCCCGAACCCCAGGGTCAGAGATCGCCATGACCATATCGCGCCGGATCTCGCCGTAGGACCGCAGAGACGCGCTGTTGGCGTCCATCTGGCCTGAGCGGTTCACCAGCACGCCCACGACGGGGACGATGGCGACCCCGTCCGGCGTCACCGCATAGGGGCGGCGCGGCTGCTGCGGCACCGTCTGGGCGGCGAAGTCGTCGTCATCGAAGGCCATGGGCTTCAGACCGAGGCGATCTCCGATGCCACCGAGGATCGCCTGCAGCTTCGCCTCATGCACCAGAAGCGGCGTGCCAAACAGGCGCGCCGCCACATGCGCCATATGTGGCATTGGTTACTCCTCTTCCGGCGGAACGCGCCGCGTCTGGCCGTCTTCGTCGCCCTGGACGGGGTCATCATCGGGCGCCGGCGGCAGATTCTGGCCTACTGGAGCGATCCCAAGACGTCGCTGGCGTGCCTGGTCGTCTGCCGTGCGCTGATCCGTCTCTTCGGCGTCGAAACCGTTAGCTTCCATGACGTCGGAGGGCGCCTTGAACAGCTTCTCGACGGCCAAGACTTCGGCCTGCAGTTCCTTGAGGGGGTCCGCCCAGGCCCAAGGCGGAGGCATCCAGCGAACCCTGCGGAACTTGGCGCGCGACCGCGTGTAGGTGGTCAGTGACACGCCGCGGACGGCGTCAGTGAGCAGCGCCTGTGTCAACCAGGCCTGAACCACCGGCATGCACATGCCGAAGATCATCACTGACCACTGGTAAGCCTCCACGCGCCCCTTGGCATCGACCAGGGCGGCCCGAAGGCTCGAGTAGTTCGCCTTGTTCGTGTCGCCAGTCAGCGCGAAGTAGGGGACGCCAAGGCCGGACGCGATCGCCAGTAGGGTGCGGTACTGGAAGGCCTCGAAGTTTCCTCCAACGTCGGCCGGCGCGCTGAAAACGACCGACTCACCGGGCCGCAGGACCGACATGGCGCCCGGCTCGAGAGATGCGACAGCGACGTCGTCTCCGTATGGCCCGGCCAGCGAGCCGAATGACGGGTCAACCCCGGCCACAGGGAGTTCACTCCCATCGGATTCGGCCTGGGTGATGAAGCCAGCATGCAATGCCGCCGTCTTCTTACGCTCCAATTCGGCGTCGTCGTACTGATCCAGGGTGAACAGCTTAGCCGTCACGTTGCTGAAGCGGCTGAGCCCCCTGATCTGACCTGCCTCGACGGGATCCAAGATGTGCAGCACTTCGTTAGCCGGGACCCGGATCTTTTGGCCCTGCTCGGCGCGCAATTCGGTCGAATCTGCCGGGTGCTGGCGCCAAAAATAGTAGGCCACTCGGCCGCCAATGCGGTCGAACTCAATGCCCTGCCGCACTACGTTGCCGCCAGCCAGAACCCTGTTGTCGTTCGCATCCAGCATCTCGGCCGGCAGCATCTGAAGCTGCATGGGGACGGACAGACCGTCCTCCGGCCGCCGATATCGGATCCGAAAGAAGACCTCGCCCGCGATAAACATTTCCCGAGCCGCACGGCGCTGGAGGCCGTAAAAGTCGGTGAGGCCCTCAGCATCGGCCTCATCAGTCCAGTCGTTCCAAGCCTGGCGCAGCGCCTTCTTCTGGTTGGGGCTTACCCCGGTCCAGGATGGCGTGATGCCGGCACCAACGACGCGGTTGCCCCACCAATCTGCGGCGTTGATCGCATAGGCGTTGTTGCGGGTCAGCCAGCGAGCGCGCTGCAGCACCGTAGCGCCGGCGGCCGCAATCAGCGTGTTGACGTGCGCCGGCCCCGGTCGGAAGTTCCGGAGCCGCCGGGCCGCAGCACCAGCCTCAAGCCCCGATGCGCCATAGCCTGGGCCGACGACGGGGGACGAGACGGCGGCCGAGACGCGCCCTCGGTCATTTTCCGCCCGGCCGAAGGGCCACCAAGAAGCCATCTCAGAGACCCTTGGTGCTGGTGTAGTAGACCTGCCGAACGCGGCCCGGGCCCTGGCCTGAGAGGCGGCACAGGGCGGCGATATCGGCCTTCAGATCCGCCACCACCTTCCGCTGCACCTCAGCATCCTGGTAGGTGATCGACGACGTATCGGCATGCCGAACCTGCTGCACGCCACTCGCCAGGCGATCCTCCGCATCACGCAGCGCGAGGAGCTTGCTGGAGAGGGCCGCCTGCACCTGCTCGGGGGTCAGGTTCACCATGGCGGCCTCCAATCAGCTATCGCCGCGGCAGCGGCTTAGTCAGTCCATCCAGCGGCTGCGGATCGCGGGGCGCAGTGCGGCATTGACGCGCGTCAGATGGGCCGGCATCGGGCGGCCAGGCTCAAAACCACTAGCCGGCTCTTCCGCCTCAGCTTGCGCAGCCGCCTCAATGACCGGCACCCCAAACGAGGCCCGCAGCGCGCGCCATCTAGACGGTGCCCAGCGATCCATGCCGACCGCGGAGCACACCGCTCGGGCGTACTTCCAGCAGTCGAGCGCTTCCCGCGCATGTACTGCCTTCCATTCGCCCTTCTCCTCGAGCCACTGGTCGCCAACCATCTGCTTGCAGACTTCCTCACTGGCTAAGCCATTGAGGTGGACGTAGCCGGCGGGGTAGGCGATCCCTTCCGCCTTCTCCTCGTCGGTCGGTGGGTCCAGCGCCAGGAAGCCGTAGAGCTCCATGGTGATCAGGTGGCCGCCCACCATGCCGAGCCGCAGCCCGCGCTTAGGCTTCTTGCCACCTGCGGTTGTGTCGCGGACGCCAGACCAAGCGAACACTGGGGCGCCATGGCTCGTGGCACCCTTGACCGGGATCACAACGCCGGCGTGCCGACGCGCCCATGCCTCAACCTGGGTCGTCGCAAAGCCGGTATCTGCACCGACCTTCATCAGCCGCATCTCGGCGCTGCTCTCATGCACCCAGGAGCGCTGCACGACCTCGCTGACCTGATCCCAAACGTCCCCGTTGAAAGGATTCCCTGGGATGACGATCAGGTCGACCAGCCAAGACTGCCGATCGGCACCCCAGCCCCAGACATAAATCTCGACGCGATCCTTCTGCACATCCAAGCCAGCCGTGAGCACCAGAGCATCAGCCGGAACCCGATCCGGCCGATAGTCCTCGCGACGCTCGTAAAGCCTGCGCCATTCGGGCGCCTCGCCCTTCTGCTGCCAGGTCTCTCCGAGGGCGGTGTTGATCCAGGTCTTCAGCAGGTCCGGGCTGTTCTTCGCCTTGAGAAAGTCACCCACCGTCTCAGACAGCTTTCGCCAGGGCGAGTAGAGCTCTGAGAGGTGAAAACCCGCGATCCCGCGGAACTCGCCCTCAGCCTGCCACCATCCCTTGCGCACCGATGCCCACCGCTGGGCGTCTGACCAGGATTGCTCACAGCCCTCGCACTGGTATCGCGCCGACCTCGGGTCAGCGTTGTCCCACTTCACCTGGGCCCAGCGGAGGACCTGACCATGATCGCAGTGCGGGCAGGGAACCCAGAACCGCCGCTGGTCGCTCTCTAGGAACGCCCGCTCGATCCGCGACTGGCCGGCGATCAGCGGTGTGCTGACCAAGACAATCTTGCGGTTCCAGAAGGTGGCGGTGCGCTTGACGGCTAGGTTAACCGGGTCACCTTCAGAACCCGCCGACGTGTCGTAGCGGTCGACCTCGTCGCAGCAAAGGATCCGGATGGGCCGGGATGCTAGGCCCGCCGCAGAGTTAGCGCCGGTGACCGTAAGATGGCCTCCGGCGAAGGTCTTGTGCCGCACCGTATTGCCGGAGGACCGGCTCTTGCTATCCGCCACCCGCCCCTTGAGCGAGGGGCTGTCCCGCAGCATCGGCGCCAGGCGGTCCTTGCTCCACGTCTCGCCCATCTCAACTGACGGCTGCACGACCAGGATCGGAGCCGGGTCCTGGTGGATGTGGTAGCCGCAGAGGTTGTTGACGATCTCGGTTTTGCCGACCTGGGCAGAGGCCATCACCACCAGCATCTCGACCCGAGGATCGGAGATCGCATCCATTATCTGCCGCTGATACTCTGCGCGGCCCGTGTCCCACTTGCCGGGCTCGGCAGACGCCTCAGCCGAAAGATAGCGGTGCTGATCAGCCCACTCGCTGACGGTCAGCTTAGGAGGAGGCGCCAGCCTCCGCAGAATCCTCGTCCCCGTCCGCGCCGCGGCCCGCCCGACGCCGAGCGCGATCCTTGACGGCATCACTGAGCTCGGTTGCGGCGAGATTTCCGCAGACCTCATGCACCAGCTCCGTCAGCTTGTCGCGGACCTCGGCGAGGCCGGGCAATCCCAGCACCACAGGGGCGGCACGGGTGGGCAGGGCTAGGACACGGGCTCGGACGCCGTCGACGATGGCGCCGACCACGACCTCCAGGTCTTCGGCCAGAACCGCTTCACCCCGCATCTGAGCGTTCAGCATCTCGCGGGCGTCGGCTTGCAGATTGATGAGGCGGACGCGGGCGGCGTCGAGACTTTCTGCCGCCTCGGACCCGCCGCCGGCAGCCTTTCCCGAAGCAGGTCGATTGTGATTGCTGTAGGCCAAAACGGCGTCGCCAAGACGGTACTTGCCGGCTTGGTCAGGGATGACGCCCTGATCCCTCAGCTCGCGGACGCGTCGTTCAGATATGCCCAAGCCCCGGGCCAGCACGGATGCGCTGACCACTTCATCCCAGACGTCCATTTCAGCCCTTCAGGCCGCGTTCATGGCCTCGACAGCAGGCCCAAGAATCAGAAAGGCCGCCCCAAAGGCGGCCTCTCCATGATCCATCCTGATCTGCGCTAGCCATCGATCTGGCGGCTTGGCATTCTTCCGCGTGTTGCACGTTCGGCAGCACACCAGCACGTTTGAAACGCCATGGATGCCGCCCAGCTTCAGCGGGATGATATGATCCAGGGTCTTATCGGACCAGTGCAGGCGGGCCAGGCAGTATGGGCAGTCCTTCGCGGCGCCAAAGATCTGCCGGATGACGTCCTTCGTCAGCGTTCCATTGGTCTGTGCGGCGATCCGGTCAGCACGGGCGCGTTTTTCGGCGCAGAGGGTGCCAGGTTCGGCATGCCGGCGCGCGTATACCGCCACCCGAACCTTTTCCTTGTGCCGTTCGTAGGAGGCCTTGGCCTTGCGGCGCTGCCGGTCCTTGGCATTCGGCAGCGCGGCGCGCTTCTGATAGACGCACGGCTGACAGAGGGCGTGGCCACCTGGCGCAACGACAAATTCGGCCCGGCACCCGCCACAGACGCGGGAATCACACGGCGCAGGCGCTTTCGGGTAGCAGTAGGCGTGGCGGACGTAGCGTGCCTTTCGGCAGTTCTTACACTCAGACTGCAGTCCGTTCTCTTTGGATGCGTTCCGGTAGAAGCCGGCCCTCGGTTTCGCGACCCCGCAGGCGGTGCAGGTCGCAAGATCCATTGGCGGCGGAACCTCCGGGGCGGCCCTGACCCAAGGCGCGTGACACGGATCGAACCCCTGCGCACAGATTTTGAGCAGGAAGGACCCAAGGGGGTGGCCCCCCTCCGCCCTGCCTGGGGTCAGGCCGCCTGGCTCGCACCCTCGGCCGGCAGGTCGTTGGCGGGCTGGTTGCCCCGGGCCATGGCCTCCCGGAAGTGCCGGGGGGCGCTGGCCCGCACCGTCCGCTCGGCGGTGCCGAACCAGTCCAGCCGCCTCCGGTACTTCGGCGGACCCTTCATGAACATGTAGACCGGCAGGGCTCGGCCGGCGTCGTTCCGACGGTAGATGCCGGGGGCAAGGTCAGAGCCGGACGAGTTGAAGCCCTGACCCGAACCCCAGATGACGAAGTACTGCGTCCTTGCCTTCCGGCTCCGGCGAGCCTTGCGAGCCGCCCGGTTGTCGCCTCGGTTCAGCACACCCAGTTGCGACAGGATCAGGGTCAGCTCGCCCCGGTTGGGGTTGCCGTTGCTGTCATACTGAGCGAAGCGGGCCGGCATCATGTAGATGGACTGGCCGCCAGGGGAGAGGCGGCCGATGCGGATCTCGGCCTGCTTGGGCTGGCGCGTGCCACCGAAGATCTGCGTCCGATAGATGTCCTCGACCTGCCGACCACGAACACCGAAGGTGCGGGCGATGTCGACCACAGCCTCAGGCTGGGCCTTCTTGGCGTACTGGGTCACCCGGACATTGTTGATGACGAAGCGGGTTGGCTTGAAGAACGTCGTCTCGATCTGCTTGCGCAGAGCATCCCGGACGTCGAAGGCGGTCTTGGTGGCCGCCCTGGTCGCCGCATACTGCGCCCTGGACCTGACCAACCTGACAGCTTCCTGAAGTTGGCGGACGTCGATCGAGTAGGTGGATCGGAGCATGAAGCTGTTGTCCTCAATGCCCTAACCTACCGACGACGCGGGTTGGGTATTAACGTATGTTTGTCAAGATGACGCTCACGCAGTCGTGTCTAGACCGTAACGGGTGGTTAGGTTGGGCTCTTACCTGATCTCACCCCCCCGGAGGGATTCATGTTTCAAGAGACTGATCTTCAACATTCAGACGTAATGCAGGACGTAGCCAGCGCCATGGTTGACGCTGTCAGTAGCCTTGTACAGCAGGGAGACGTCCTGCCGGCAGCGGCTTCCCACCTCCTAGATCGAGCGATCGCTGGACTGCCTGTCGGAGCCCAACCTCTCTTGAGGTTCGAGGCTCACAGATTGTGGATGACCCGAATCGTCAATCAGGAGTGGCAAGCTCCGGCTTAGAAAGTTCATCCTGCGCTGAAGGAGCGTGCAGGAAAACTGGCATGACCGACCCCGCGGTTGATGCGAGAGGAGTGGTGGAGGCCCTGGTGCGGGAAATCGAGAGCATGGTCGCGTCCGGGCGGATCAGCACCAAAGATGCTTTCCCGCTGCTCCATCGAGCAATCGATCATCTTCCCCCACAAGATCGAAGACTACTCCGGCTTGAAGTACAGGCCGCATGGGCGCGGCGCGAGCAGGCTAGCCGCCCCTCCTAAGGCGTCTGCCAAGCAGCCCCCCGTGGCGTGAGAGCCCAGACATGAGCACTTGCTTCTAACGCAAATTTGGCCCGATTCGTACTTCCCAGAGAGCCCGCAAGTTGTATCATTGCGTCACACAGGGACGAAACGTAAGGATGTGCCGTGGTTAAGGCTGACACAGCGGTGATTTCCGCTGCGAAGGCCCTCGTCCACGAGGTTCAGGAACTAGTGGCGAGGGGAAATATTAGGGCAGAGGAAGCGATCGGGCTGTTGCATCGCGCGATCGATCATCTTCCGCCAAAGGTGCAATTCGCCCTACGGCCGCAGGCCGATCTGGCCATGCGCATTGGCTGTAGCTCTGTACCGCCGTACCGAATAAAAAAAGCCCCGGCGCATGCCGAGGCTCAAAAATCTGGACGCAACTGTGCCCAGCCACGCCCTTGAAGTAGTTGGCCGTTGAATCGCCGTCAACTACTTTTTCAAGCGCCAGAAATTGGCGAGGTGGGCAAGTGCTTCCCGCACGAGCCAAGCAGTCGCCAAGCGTGAAGGCTCTTCGTAGACGACGACCATGCGAAGGGCCTGTTCATGCTTGGCCGAGCAGAGGCGCCGTACGTCCTCCATAGCAGCGCAGTAGCCGTTCCAGGCTTCCTGTGCGTCCTGGCCCTCGTCCACGTCGACGCTTCCTCGGCCGATTGGAGCCCCTGCATATCCTTTCGGGAAGCCGCGGACTGGGAGTGCCGCTCGCCACAACCGGGCAAGCTCGTAGGCTGCCGCCCGTTGCAAAGCATCCCAGCCGGCCGCGTCCCCTTCCCCGGGCCGACGCTGCCGACGATCTTCAGGGTCGCCGGTGGGTCGCGTAATCGCCCCGGCGATGTCGCTTGCCTCAGCGGAAGCCAGGAATTGATCCCGCTCACCATCGGTCATGCAGTAGGGGCGAGGCCCCTGCCCCAGGTCGACCACGCCCGCGACGACGGTCAGGGGACTGGCGGCTAGTGGCGCCGGCCGCAGCTTTTCACGGCCGGTATTCACGCGACCAACTCCCGCGCTGCCTCAGCCAACCCGACTTGGTAGCCGGCAGTATTGTGTCGTTTGACCAGAACCCCCATTGCCCAACAGGCGACGAGGAAAGAGCCTTCGCCGATGTAGTAGTCTTTCCCGGGAAAGCGGGCCTTGTGCCATCGCTCGGCGACGTGCTTCCAGCCATAGCAGGACCGCCTCAGATTCACTGTGGCTCGACGGGGCGCCACCGCGATGAACTCCGCAGCTCGCAGAACCTGAGCGACACCCTTTGGCCCCTCGAGTTCCTGCCGGTTGATGGCCAGGGCGTCGCGGCCATACTGCTTCAGATAGAAAGCGTCGGCCACACCGCCCCCATGGAGGAGCGGCTCATCTTCCATGCACTGACGGATAGCCGCCACCGGGTTCGCCTGGATTTCCGCCAGGCTCATGTTGCCGAAGGTCATCAGGCAATCCTCCATTGGACGCGCTTGCTGGTCTGGGACGGGATCATCGCTCGCGCCCACCCGCATTCCTCGATCTTGCCGAACTGCTTCAGCGCCTCTTCGGCGACGGAGCTGTCCGCAAAGCCGTAGAAGGCCATCATCTCGCTGAAGACCCACTCGGGCGTCATGTCGTGCCCGCCCTTCAGCCAGTCGCTGAAGCAGGCGCCATAGGTCATCTGCGCGTTGCGCCAGCAGGCCGGGCCGCCGGTGCGGACCCATTCCTCCCCCCGCTCGTCCAGGATGACGAAACAGTCCTTCACCCGATGCGCGGCATTCAGGTTGAAGCCGATCAAGGCCTTTGCCGCCGGGATGCGGTCGGTCATGCGTGCCGGTCTTCCATGTTCGAGTGGGCCGCGTCCCTGCTGCTCGTGCTGGCCAGGCGGCCGCTCCGAGGGTCCAGCTTCAGGCGGGCGAATTCATAGCGCTTGCCGAAAGCGTCGTATCGCGCCTTCCAGCAGTGCACCTCGGGATAGCCCTCGTCCCGACGGTAGACGGTCAGCCCGAGGTCAGCCTTGTTGAACCAGTTGGCGCCACCGTTGATGTCGTAGCCGTCTGCGACTGGGTAGACCCCCTTCTTTGGATCCTTCTGCAGCTTGGTCGGGTGCGCTGCGATCAGGATGCCCATGCCCTCGGCGCGGCCCCAGGCCTTCAGCTTGCGCAGCCACTTCCCGGTGTACTGGGTCTCGCTCTCGTGCCGGGTGAACTGGTGCTCGAATTCGTTCCACGGGTCGAGCACCAGCAGGTTGCGCGGGAAGCGGCGCTTGGCCTCTTCGGCCCTGGCCAGCACCCACTCGAGCGTCATCTCGGTGTCTGGGTTGTCGGACCAAAGGAACGTCACCTTCCGCCGGACCCAGTCCTGCGCTTTCGCCAGCAGAGCTTCGGGGACGTAGCCGCCGGCCGCCTTCATCGGATGGTTCAGCAGAACCGAGCAGATCCGCAGCGCCAGCACTTCGGGCCGATTGTCCTCAGGGCTGCACCAGACGATGCCCAGGTCGCTGCGCAGCGCGGTGCAGATCAGCCAAGTCCGCAGGAGGCTCGACTTTCCGTGGCTCGGGATGCCGGTGACGATCGTCAGCCAGCCGCCGCCGGCGGGGAGCCGGGCGATCTCGTCCAGGTCACCGATGCCCGCGGTCAGGCCTGAGGGCTCGCGGCCATTGTGCAGGAACTCATGCAGGCAGCCATCCCGCATGTCGAAGATGCCCTCAAGCGGCATAGGGCAGGCTGCAGCCACTGCGGCCTGGACGCCCTCGGGGCCATGCTTCAGCAGCGTGTCGTTGGCGTCCTTACAGCCATCCGGCCAGGTCACCCGCCAGCACCGCACCCGCCCCAGGCGCCGGGCAAATTCCTCCGCGAGATAGCCGCCGGGCATGTCCATGTCGGTGCCGATCAGGATCCGCTGGACTGCGGCCAGCTTCTCGGCGCAGGTCTCGAGCGCGTCATAACGCTGGTCGTCCAGGCGCTTCAGGTCGCCCTCGTCCAGCAGCTTCGACGGCGCTCCGTCCGGCAGGCTGACCACCTGGCGGAAGCCTGCCTCCCAGCACGCCAGCACGTCCATCTCGCCCTCGACCAGGATCACCTCGTCCGCAGTCTTGATGGCGTCGGCGTTGAACAGCGTCCGGAGCGCATCCCGATCCTGTTGGAACTGCTTCCGGTCGGAGCGGAACTTCCGGTTCACCACTTCCCCCTGCCACTGGTAGGGGAAGACGATCGTCGGCGCCGGGCCCCAGAGCAGCTTGCCCTCCCCGTCCTTCAGCGGCTTCCCCGCCTCGTCCAGCTGAGGCCAGTTCCGGGTGGTCCCGTAGACCCCGAAAGCGGCCAAAGTCTCCTCGGAGATGCCCCTGGCCGCAAAGAGTCTCAGAAGCCCGTCAGGGCGTTTTTGGTCTTCTGCGCGGTCGAGGGTCGGCGCGACCACTGGAGGCCGCTCACGGAGCGTCGGAGTCGAATCTAGAGGCATGTGGCGCCGCTCGCCCGTTTCGATCCGGCCGGAACCGGGCACGATCCACGATCCGGAGCACTTGCCGCGGAAGCAGTGCCAGGTCGCGCCCTGCCCGTCCTGGTCGAGCTTGACCGACAGGCTCAGCTCGTCCCGGGCCTGGCACGCCGGGCAGCCGACCTTGGCGTCCCGGCCCGGGGAAAGCCGCGTCCGCCCGAGCTGGATCCCCGCCTCGGCGAAGATGTCCGCCAGGCTGTCGCCGACGACGAACGGCCGCCCGTCGATCCGCCGGGCCATCAGTGCAAGCCCCCGGCGCCGTGCAGCAGCGGCAGGTCCTCGGCCGCCTCGCGGGCCGCCAGGGCCTGGTCCCAGTCGACGTCCCAGAGCTCGGCCTTCTCGTCCCGGGTCTTCGGGTTCAGCAGCCAGTCCAGCGTCGCCACCCAGCCGCGGTCGTTCTCGCCGCGGTGGTGAGGCGAGGCGGCGCAGGCCCGGAACAGGTCCCGCAGGGCGCCGACGTCCCCGTGCGACTTCGCCAGCGCCTTGGCGATCAGCTCGGGCCGGCCCTTCTTCGCCAGGCCGTGGGCCTTCGGCATCGTGCCCTGGACGCTGTCGTTCCAGGCGTCAACCACGGCCAGCAGGGTTTCCTCGTCGGGCTTCGAGCCACCGCGGCGCCGCGGTGG